TGCAATTGGTTGTGTATTCATTGCACCCATTCCACCGCCCATTGGAGCTGCCATAGGTGCAGTTCCACCGCCACCAGTGTCAATACCTTTTTTACTCAAGCTTGATATTGCTGCACCAGCTGCAACCAATGCAACACCACCAACAATTGCAAGTGCTGGATTCATTGATTTTATTGATGCTTTTAATAATGCTTGTGCAATACCCATTGAAATCATTGCTTCACCAAATTGAGTCATAAACTTGCCAATCGAATCAAGTAAGCCACGACCAAAATCTTTCATTGTAACATCACCGCCACTTATCACACTACCTAAAAAGTTTCCAAATGAAACAAGTCCTTCAGTTGCAAGTGACTTTAAACCACTACTCAATGACTCCCCCATCTTCATTCCTATTCTTTGTGCTTGTGTAACAATACCAAGTTCTTGGTTTGATAATGGTTCAATTTTTATTTTAACTGGTTCAATTGCTTTATTTGCTTGTTCACTTATTTGTTTAGTGACATTTTCAATTCCTTTTTTTGGCGGTGCTTGTATTGCAATTGCAGTTGATTTTTTAGTTTTTACACCACCAGTTGTTGTTCCACTAGTTGCGGGAGTAACATCAAGAACACTATCTTTACTAGCTTCATCTAAACCAGTGATTTGGTTCTTGATTCCTTTTAATGTTTCTTTAAATGACTTAAGTTCCTTTGTTGCTTCACGTGGTTTAAGTTTGAACTTATCAAAGAACGCATCAACTCCAATATCAACACCAAATAAACCAGCAAATTTTGAAAATCCAATTGCAATACCTTTAATTGAATCAATTGTTGAATTTGCAATCCTTACCCATAAATTATAAAAGAAGTCACCAAACGCTTCAAAATTATCTCTAACATATAATATAATAGCAACTAATCCACCCATTGCAACAATAATTCCAGTTATTATTAAAATGATTGGATTCGCTGCCAAAAATGCAAACGCACTTGTTAATCCACCAACCGCCAAAATCAATGGACCAATGACCGCCAATAATGAGCCTATAACAACAATTACTTTTTTAATGTTTGGATTGATGTTTGCAAACTTTAAAGCTAGACCTCCCAAGAAATCTGCAACCTTTCCAATTGCTGGAGCCATGACCTCACCAAATTCAATTGCAAGTCCTTCAGTTGCTGATTTTAAACGCATCATTGAACCTTCAAGAGTTTGGTCCATAATTTCTGCCATTGCTTGTGCAGAACCTTCAGAATTTAACAACTCAGTATTTAATCCAGCAACAGCGTCTTGATTACTTGCAAGAATAGATGCAACCGCTGCACCACGTTTTCCAAACAATTCCATTGCAGTTGCATTGGAATTAGTTGAATTATTTATTTGTGCCATTGCATCTTCAAATGACATTCCTTGTTTTGCAAGTTCTAAAAAAATGTTTCTTAATGCAGTTCCTGATGTCGATGCTTCAACACCATTGTTTGCAAGTACACCAAGCATTGATGTTGTTTCTTGCAATGTTACACCAGCATTTCGAGCAACTGGAGCAACTGAACTCATTGCAACTTGGAATTTGTTTAGATCAAGTGCAGATGATGAAAACGAATTTGCCATTACATCAGTGACCATTATCATTTCAGTTGCATCTAATCCAAATCCACGCAATGTTGCACCAGCTACTTCAGCCGATTGTGCCAAATCTTCACCAGTTGCAAGTGCAAGGTTTAATGTTGCACCAGTTATTTTTTGAATTTCATCAGCACTAAAACCAAGTTTTGAATAATTCAACATTAAATCACTGACTTGTGTTGCACTGAATCGTGTTGAAATTCCTAAATCTTTTGCAAGATTTGTCAAGTTTTGAAAATCTTTTCCAACCGCACCACTAATGGCTTGAACTTTTGCCATTGATTGTTCAAACGATGCGAATGTTTTGACCGCAAGACCACCCATAATTGCCAATGGCGCAGACAATGACATTGACATTGAACGCCCTATTGACTGCATTTTTTTACCTGAAGAACGCAGTTGTCTTGCTAAATTTTGACTTGATGTGCTAAACGCTTTTAAGTCAAATCCAGCCCTTATGTTTATTGTCTTTTTTGCCATTTTAATTGAACCAATTTGGTTTTAATTTTTTAAGTTGTTCAATTTCTGTTTTTGTGTATGGATTTGATTTTGTTCCTTTTTGACCGCTTTTTTCTTCCCACTCAAACTTCATCAAATCTTGTGGTCGTTTCATTGTTTTTTGCCCTTGTGATTTTAATGTAACATATGAAACCAATCTTGCAGTTTCCCACATTGATCTCGCATTTATATTTTCGTTTAACCGATGTCCAACGTACGCATCCCATATGTCAACCATCGAGTAATTATATAAACACAAAGGAGTTTGTTTCAACGCACCTAACACAAACCCCCTTATGAAATTAATCAATGGCAATTTTACTTTTTTGCTTCAACCTTTAAATTACCCAATGCACTTAAATCATTTTGCATTGCTTCAGTAAATACACTAATCAAACCCATATCATCATCAATAGCATCAATAATAAAATCCTTTGTAACCTTTTCACCTGATGCTTTCATTCCAGCATAAGCAATTTCAACAATCATATTCATTGTGACATTTTCGCCCATTTCTGAAATTGATGATCCAGTTTCTTTTTCATACATTAACAATGCTTTGAAACCGAATTTAAATTTGTACTCCTTGTTTTTAATTTTTATCATGCTACAAATATAAAAAAAGGGAATGAAGTTTCCCCCATCCCCCAATTATCACAATATAACAAAAATCAATTTCTTACACAGTTGCTTTTGTCACTGCACCAGTTCCTTCAAAAGATACTGAAAATGTGCTTGATTCCTCAAGACCATCAGTTCTTTCAAGTGATGTTATGTAACATGAGCCACTGTACTCGCAATCGCCAACAATATCAGTTGTCCATGTTACAGTCACCAAAGTTCTGCCAGTAAACACAGTGTACAAATCCTCATATCCATACGTTGCATCTTCAGCAAAAAACCCTTCAGCCGAACCGCTAAATGATTTTTGTCCTTCTAATGCTTCTTTCCATCCGCTTGAGTCTTTTGTACTAGCATCCCTTGTTGACATATCAAATGTCAATGAGTTTGATGTTAAGTGTGCGATTGTTGTTCCTCCCACTTGTACTTTTGCGAGAGTTCCGTTTAATATTCCAGTTGAAGCCATTTCTTTTTTTCCTTAATTTTTATACAATATTAGTTACTATCTTTTTTCTTCTTTGTAACTTTTTTAACTTTTGGTTTTTCTTCATTGTCCATTGCCACTTCAACAATGTGTTCAATTTGTTCTTCATAAGTAAAACCATCAAGTGCTTTCGCTACTTTTAAATCAATTAATTCTTTTCCTAATTTATTTGAAACACGCAATTGTGATCCTTCAGGTAATGTTTTTTCATGGATTGCATAATCCTTTGTCAATTCTATTCTCATAAATTTAATTTTTTTGCTTTTCTTTTTATATACTTTTTAAGTTTATCACTTGCTTGAGTGTATATTTTATCACTCGTTTCAGAATAAGTTTTCTGAATAAAATTCTTTTTCCCAGTTGGATTGGCTGAATGTGTTCCAACTCCGTACTCAATCCACCAAGCATAGAACCCATCAAATTTTCTTGCACCTTTTCCATATTGTGGACCAACCAAAACATTTGGATATTTTTTGGATGGTGATGTTTTCACTTTGATAGAGTTTTTCAATTCTTGTGGTGGGTAATCAGTACCCCTGACATTAATTGTTTCAGTTCGTTGATTTGGTGCATTTTGTTTCATCTTATCAACCACTGGTTGCATTTGCCTTCTTAATATTTTAAGAATTTCACTCCTTTTCATCTTGTCATCCAAAGATTGAATTTCAAGTGCAACACCTTCAAAACCTTCAATTTTATAGTTTATCATAGTTTCTTGTTTGCACTAATCATTAAACCTTCACGACCAAGTTCTTGGATGTCTAAAATATCATAGTATTTTGAATTATATGAAATACGCATTGATTCATCAATTCCATCAAAGAACCGAATCTTGAATTTAACCTTGCTTGTTGATGTCACTTGATCCGCTTCAACTTTTTCATTGCCCAAACCACGCTGCACATTGGCAAACGTTGTGTGAAACGTTGACCAACTTGCAGTGTATTCACCAATCGAGTTGGTTGAAAACGTTTGTGATTCAATCACAATCTTTCTATCTAAACGACCAATGTTCATATTTCAGTTCGTTGGCTTACCATTGACATTTGGAACTTTGTTCCTCTTGATAGGTTGTGCATATTGCTTCCAACTATTGTGCTTTGTCTATTCTCAAACATATCCGATACAATCATTCGCAATGCTTGTGTCACCATGTCATCAGTATTCGTCAAAGTTGTTATTTCAATCTCAATTGGAAAATCACGATCATATAATTTTGGCAAATTGTCCTTCATTTCTACATAAGAATAAAGTCCATTTGTCCAAAAGTATTTTGATGAATCCAATGCAGTTCTTGAATTGTCTGAATTATAATAATAAATTGTAAACGCATCTATTGGGTTGACATCAATTCTGAAGTCATCCCATTCTGTCATGTAGCCAGTCACACCGCCTTTGATAAGTAAACCAGCCTCGTTCCATAACATCAAATGTGCAGATGCTATGTAATCATTTATGATGTCATCAAACGATGAATCCAAAATGTTTAAATGTCTTTTTGCTTCAACCAAAGTCAAACCCCAATTGACTGATGGTGTATAGCTTGTTATTTTTTTGTTTCTTATCATTGCTTTTTAAAAAAAAAGAGGATGGGCAAAACCCACCCTCTTTATATATTAACTAATTACTATAAATGAATTATCCGAATGTTCCAACACTGATTGCAGCATCTTGAACAAGTGCAGCATCCCAGTAAGAATTTAAGATTAATCTATTTGTTCCGCTTACCGCTTGTGTGTAAGGATCAACCAAGATTTCAACTCCACCAAATTGTGCAATTTGAACTTTTGAGAAGTCACCATAATAAACAGCTGGATTAGTTATGTCAGCAATTTGGTTTGAAAACTTCGCTTGAACTCCCATGATTGCTTCATTGATAATTAATGGATTAACACCACTAACTTGTGCAGCCGTATAAACTTCACTAAATAAATCATTTGAGATTGCAAATCCTAAATTACCTCTGTTGTGGTTATTAGATTGAACTTGCTCAACTAATGCCATCATCAAGTTTGTGATGTTTGCATTTGTTAATGCCGTTTTTCCTTGTCCTAAAAAGTTGTATGAACCATTTGCAGAATCATCTGTAAATAATGCAAATTCAACTTTAGCACCAACCGCTTGTGCAATTGAGTTTCTCAATGCACCTTCAAGTGATTCATTGTGTTGCATTGCAGCTTGTTTACTGAAATCAACATAAGATGCAAGTCTTTTTGGAGCAAGGTCTTTTTTGCTCATTGCAGAACCGCCATCAGCAG